GGTCTTGCCAGACAAACTGCGCAGCTTTGCTCCATCGTAGCTGCCGCCATAGATAGGCATGTACATCTTGTCTGCCCTGCTGCCATCGGCTCTGATGTATGCGTCATCGTGATAGCTGGAATCCACCTGCGTGTCGCTGACGATGATATACTCATAATTGCCGACTTCGTACTGGCACAAGTACATCAGTGGGAATTCAGACATCGCATTTAATGTGGTGGATTCGTCCGTGATGTCCGAAGCTGTTCCATCTGCCTTCAAGCTGTAATCATTCGGATTCAGTTCGTATGCCACAGTGCCATCTGCATTCAACATCACAGGCTTGTTGTTCTTCACGAAGAAGATACTTGCCCAGTCTCCGAAGTCGAAGACACCTTCTGTGAAGTTCATCTTCGCCGGATTCATTCCGACTGCATCATACAGATAGGTCACTCTGGTGTCTGCGTTGCTGTCTGCTCTGTTGATTTTGACACCATATCGCTTGATGTTGCGGAAGACACCGTCTTCATCCTGAAGTGCTTTCAGGATGCCAGTGGTGTCAGCCTTCACAGCGTCAAGTGTCTCTTTGTCTGCTACAAAAATTCTTTCGCTCATTTAGCTCTCTACCTCCTGCAAAAATACTTTTCCGGCTTCAATGCCGATTGTGTATGTCTTGCCAGTGACCGAATCGGACATGCTATTGATACCCGCTTCAATGTTCTGGCAAGCCGCAGCTGCTGCCTGCGCTGCTGTTGTTGCTGCATTCGCCTGCTGCGCTGCTGTGTTCGCAGCTGATGTCGCCTGCTGCATGTTTGCTGTGAAGTTCTCGACTGTCTGTGTCAGTTCTTCGATGTGTCCCACATCCACCACCACAGGCAGGTCAAGGAATTCATGCTGACCGTCACCGATTCGCAGGATATAAGTGCCGCCCACGGTCTCTTCGACACCCCACTCATTCACTTCCAGAATCCTGTGTGAATCCCGCCACTGCGTTGTCGTTCCCTTCTTCGGTGTGATTGTCCATGTTGCCATGTCTGCTTCCTCCTTCCCTTATGGATTGCCGCAATCCACGCTGCATTCCTCCGTGGTGTATGGTGTGCCACCGTCACAGTACATCATGTCCACACTGTACGGACTGCCACCGCTCACTATATTTGCTATGCCGCCCTTCATGTCCAGCATCTGCTCGTACAGCTTCTGCTGTGCATCCAGTGTGGCTTGCAGCTCTTCTTCCGTCTTGTATAACTCTTCAGCCTTGTCAGCTGCTGCATTCGCTGCTGTGGCTGCTCCTGATGCCTTCTGTGTTGCTTCCTGCATCCTTGTCAGCTGCTGCTGCCTTGTGACTTCATTTGCACTGCGCTGCTCTTCAGCCTGTCTTCTGGAATCTTCCAGAAGCCTTCTTTCTGCTTCAGCCTGCGCTCTTGCCGATTCTGCCACCTCGAATGCTGCTTCCGTGTCCAGCACCTGCTGTCTGGTCGCCATCATCCTGTCGATGTAGTGCTGCACCCTGTTGTCTAACACCGTCATCTCGTTGCAGGACAGGATGGCATCTTCATCTCTCATGCTCCGCTCGATTTCGATGGTGAATGACGCTGAAGACAGAATCATCTCACCTGTTGCGCTTCGCATCTCGATGTCACAGTGCGCTGTGCCTGCTGCTGCCAGTGCCTGATTCGTCAGCTCCACCATGACACGATTCTCTCGGTTTTCGCATTCGTTATAGCAGAAGTGTCCATCCGGCTTCTGGATGTTCGCAATCAGTGTGGCATCTTCCGGTATCTCGAATTCGTTTCCGTTGTTCATCAGCTGCACTCTGATGAATCTGGTCTGTCGGTCTCCCTGCTTCGCAGATACCAGATACAGCTGCTCTTCTCCATACAGGTCTATCTGTATGTCAGTTACCATGCGCATGTCCATGTCTTATTCCTCCAATCTCTCAAAGAATAGGCAGCCTTTTTCTGTATCAATGCCCATGCGCCAGACGCTTCCATCTGTTGCGGTGATGTCGTTCTTCGTGGCTTCTACTTCCTGAAGTGCTGCCGCCACCTCTTCATCCTGACTTTGCAGCTGTTCTGCGACTTCCAGCTGAAGCTGTGACATCTCCTGATTCAGCTGCTCCTGTGTTGCTGTCAGTGTCTCCTTCTTTGCATAGGTCTGACTGACATCCTGCATCACAGCCTTCTTCGCTGCTGTGATTTCCTCTGTCATCTTCTGCGTTGTAGCATAGCTTTCCAGCTGCTTATCAGTATATTTCTTTGTTTCATCTGCCGCAGCTTTAGCTGCATCCGCTGCCACCTGTTCTGCTGCATTCGTCTGCAAGTAGGTATCAGACACATCCTTCAGGATTTCTGTCTTCATGCCTTCCATTTGCAGCTGTATCTCTTCGCTGGTGATGTCCGATTCCTTGTCCACGGTCTCTGTGGTGTTCGCCGCTGCTGTCGCAGTCGCTTCAGCCACAGCTTCGTCCTTCGTCTCCTTCTGGACATCCGTGAAGGTCTTCTTCGCTGTGGACAGCTGGCAGGTGTTGTCTTCCGGTGCATCAGGATATTCTGTGATTTTTACAATGCGCATCTTCTCTCTGATGTTCCTTGTCTTCGACACAAGCGTCACCGTGTCGCCCAGACTGTATGCCAGAATGTCGCTGTATTCCTCTGATGCTTTTGCAAGGTCAATCACATCCGCTTCATAGGACACCACTGGTCTGCATATCTCTGCCAGTTTCAGCCTTGCATCCTCTTCCAGCGATGCAGGCTGCGTGTATCTTTCATCCTTCCAGACCTTCATCAATGGCTTCCTGCTGTATGAATAGTCTTCCACATAGTCCTTGCCATCGACATTGATTGTGATTCCGTTCTTTCCCACTGGCTTCAGCTGTGTGTAGAATTCAGTGGTCTTCATGGTGTAGGAAGGCGGCTGCCGCAAGTTCACCGCTTCCATGAAGTACACACCCTTGTCTTCTCCTATCTGTTCATAGATGTCGATGACCTTTGTCTTCGTGTGATACTCCACTTCCACCTTGTATGTGCTTATAATCTGCTCGATGATATTCAGCACCGTGCAGACATTGTCTTTCCTGATAGTTCTCTTCTTTGTAATGTCACATGCGCCCACTGTCCAGCCTGTTCCCTGAAGTGCCACTGCCAGACATTCCCTGATGGTCTTCTCCACCGTCTCGAAGGATGCCCACTGCTTTCCTTGAAGCTCTTCCAGATTCAGCTGTGCGGTGTACTTCATGTACTGCTTCGATGTCCCTACTTCCTTCAGGACAAATTCATCGTCCTTCGTGATGATGTACACTTCATTCTTCAGATGCTGCACCGCAGGCTCATTCTTCGGACACTGGAAGGACAGCTTCTTGTCTCCATCAGACAGTGTCTTCGTCACTGACAGCTTCGTGTAGTGCTGAAGCAGGCACAGTCTGATTCGGTCTTGTGAATATACCTGCATCCGCTTCCCTCCTTATAGCCACATCGGGCTGTATCTGATTGTGATGTCGCACTTGTCGCTGCTGAATGTGATGGTGTATTCCTGACCGTTCACCAGCTTCGGAAATTCCCAGATGTCACAGTCTGCGAATTTGTTTGCGCCATCCTGTGTGACTGTTCCTTTTTCTCCGTTGATGATGACTGCCTTGCCCTTTTCCAAGTTCGTCAGCACGATGTCATCCTCTCCGAATCCTGTGATGGTGTATTCCTGAAGGTCTGTCTGCGGCAGCACCTCCACGATGCAAGGTGTCTTCCTTGTCCCCAGCGCAGTGAATTTCGCCTGCACTGCTGACTTGTATGTATTCACCACCTGCTTGTCCATCAGATAGCCATTGAATTGAAGCGTCAGGATGTATCTGTTGCTCTGCTTCGTCTTCTTCAGGCTGTTTGATGTGATGTCTCCGGCATAGATGCCCTTGTAGCCATCCAGCTGAAGATTCACACGGTGCGTCATCAGGGACAGGAATTCAGACACCGCCCTGATGATTGCACTTCGTCCACTTCCCCTGAAAAGGATTTCCAGCTTCAGCGTTCCATACTGCACTTCTGTGTCATACTGGTGCGGTGTGACCGCACCTTCTGCCCACTCTGTATTGTTTTTGAAGGAAGCAGCCTGCATGTCCACAGTCAGCTGCTTCGCATTGAACTTTCTGATGTCTATGTCATTGACCTTCATGGCTACCTCCTTCTGTCGTACTCTTCCACGATTTTGTCTGCCACAAGCTCTGTGGTCTTCTCTGCAATCACTTCGCCATCCATCTCATTGACCACAGTCACCACGATTCTGTATGACTGCTGAAGCTGCTCGAATTTGTTGTCAAGCATCGCAGACAGTGCTGTGTAGAATGGCGCAAGCGGAAGGATTGCTTCATCGCCTGCTTCGCCACCTGCAAAAAGCGTCTGTCCCTGACCTCCGAAGATGGTCGGTTGTGTCATGATACCACCTGCTTTGTACCAGCTCACACTGAAGTGTGGGATGGAAGGCGGTGACAAGCTGAAGCTGCCGCTGATTGATACATGTGGCAGTTTGAGCTTCGGAAGCGACCAGCTGAAGTTAAACTTCGACTTGATGGCATCAATCGCACTGCTGACCGCAGACTTTGCTGCGTTTATTGGTGTCTGGATAGCATTCTTGATACTGTTCCACACCGATGTCACCGTACTCTTCACGGAATTGAAGACAGATGCCACTGTACTCTTGATGCTGTTCAGTGCCGATGACACCGCAGACTTTGCTGCATTGATAGGTGTTGTAATAGCATTCTTGATGCTGTTCCACGCTGATGTCACCGTACTCTTCACAGAATTGAAGATGGATGTCACTGTACTCTTCACCGCATTGAATACGCTTGTGACCGTTGTCTTGATGGTATTCACCACCGTGCTGATTGTGGTCTGAATTGCATTCCACACCGTTGTCAGCGTTGTCTTGATGGCATTTATCACGGTTGTGATTGTTGTCTTGATGGCATTCCACACTGTTGTCAGCTTCGTCTGGATGTTGGTCATCACCGTGCTGACCGTTGTGCTGATAGTATTCCATGTTGTCGTGAAGAATGTGCTGATTGCTGTCCATATTGTAGTGAAGAATGTGCTGACTGCTGTCCAGACCGTGTTGATGGTTGTGCTGATTGCTGTCAGTGCATTGCCCACTGTGGTCTTGATGGCTTCCCATGCTTCCATGATGATGCCCTTGCAATTCTCCCAGATGAATCTGAATGGAATTGTTATCAGCTCGAAGGCGAATGTTATCAGCTCCACTATAAACATAATAGCCACCTGAATCGCATTCGTGATGTTCTGCCACACCGTCTGAATGGTATTCCAGCACGATGTGAAGATGTTTGTGATGGATGTCCAGATATTCGTCAGCCATGTGGACACTGTCGTGTAGATGGTGTTCCAGATGTTGCTGAAGAATCCTGCAATGCCATTCCATACCGTTTCTATTGCTGGCTTGATTAAATTCCACACCGATGTCAGAAGCTGCTGGATTGCTGTCAACGCACCACTGAAGATGCTCTTGATTGCTTCCCAGATGCCACTGAAGATGCCCTTGATGCCTTCGCCTGCTGTTGTCAGGTCAAGTGTGAATACACCCACAATGAAGTCGATGACACCCTGAAATGCGGTCTTTAAT